AGAAGCCGGAGGATACTCAAAAGTACCAGCACCCACCAAAACATACAAACACGAAGACGGCACAGAGGTAGTAGTAGAGGCAGGTAAAGTGGTTGACATTAAAAAGCCAAAAGCACCTGAAACTCCCGCTACTGACTTCACCGCTTTTGCTAACGAACTTTTCAAAGCATTTCCTAAAACAGATTTGACGGCTATTGAGGCATCGCTTTCTGAATTGAAAGCAACCCTTTCAGCAATCTCTTTAGAGAAAACCGAACTGAAGGCGAAAGTGGACAAATTTGAAAATTTCAAGACCGAAGTGATTTCTATTCTTGAAAAATTTTCTGCTGAACCTTCAGCCAAAAGCACACAAGGAGCTAAGACCAACTCAGCTAACGAGCAATTATCGTTAGAAGATTGGCGCAACAAATTCATGAAACACCAACCTTAACCTTAACAAAATAACATCATGGCATTAGACTTAGGAGGATTAACAGCATACATTGAGGAGAACAGAGAAGACCTCATGTCAAAAGCCATTCTTGGCTCAACAGCATTTCAGCACGTCACTATTATTGATGGAGTGAAATCCACCGTGAAAGTGGCAGAATTGGAATCCACCGTGCCATTTCAGGCGGGCGGAGGATGTAACGCTGTTACAACATCAGGAACGACTACCATCTCTCAGGTTTCTCTTGCCACAAGCGCGGTAGAATTCTCTGAAAAAATATGTTTACAATCTCTTGAAGACTATTTCACACAGAAATATATTCCTAAAGGTGCTAAACCTGATACAATGTCTATTTATTCAGACGTTATAAACCGTAAAATTGCAAACATCGCTCTGCAAGTAGAACAGCTTGCGTTTCAGGGAAATACGGCTTATACAAACAGTACGGTACTTAAACAGGCGCACGGATGGATTAAGCGTATTGACGACGATGCCAATGAAGTGATTGCAACTGCTCAGGCAAGTCTTACGACATCAACAATTCGCACAGTAGTAAATGAGATAGTATTCCAAAAAATACCATCTGCTGCTTACGCAAAAACTCCTGTTCTTTTGATGGGAATGGAGAATTTCAGATTATTGTTACAGAAACTTTGGGAAGATAATGCTTTCAATTACTTTCCCGGAGCCAACGACCTTGCGTCAAACAGCTTACTATATCCCGGAACTAACATCCGTATCTATGGTATAGCCGGTCTCAACAATGATACTGCGGTTGACACAGGGGCTCTGAATACTACTGTCAAGAACAGAATGATATGCGCTTATAAAGAGAGCTTATTGCTTGGTGTTGACATGATGTCTGATATTGCTAATCTGGAGACATGGTATGAGAAGAAAGACCGTGCCATCTGGATTTACGGACGCTTCCGCATCGGTACAGCAGTTAGATTTCCAAGCCATATTGTAACTTACGCTAACACATAATCTTAAAGGGGGGTTAATTCCCCCCTTTTAATATATCTACCACATGGCTTGCGCTCTAACCACATCATTACAACTTAACTGCCGCGACAGCGTAGGCGGTTTAAAAGAGATAAAGATTCACGCTCATCCCGGACTTACCGAAGTGGGCGATGCTTATTCTGTATCTTCAGGAGTTGTGACGATTGCAGCGCAGGGAGGTAATAGGTTGGATTGGTACACATGGAGTTTGGAGAAAGAAACGTGTTCTTTTGATGAGAATATTACTACGAATGTTCCTAACGGCACTACCTTTTATCAGCAAGAATTAAAAGTAATTTTCAATAAGTTTTCAACTAAGCTAAGAAATGAGATTGCCATTTATGCTCAGACCCCTGTTCAATTAGCGGTCCGGGATATGAATGATAACTATTGGCTGATAGGAATGGATTATGGTGCAGACCTGACGGCGGGTAAACATTCCAGCGGTACGGCGCGTGGCGACAGAAGCGGAACAGAATTAACTTTCATGGCAAAAGAAAGCCAGTCAATATTGAATATGTCAGCAGCGACTTATAACTTACTTGTAACCGTATAGCAATATGCGTTTCCATTCACTTTAAGGGCGACTTCGGTCGCCTTTTTAGTTAGAAAACAAATGCAAACGATAACTAAAAATACTAACAACACCTTAATCTTTACGCTCGAAGAAAAAAGAACGCTGACAAGTCCTTATTATCTTGTAAGGGTGGAGGGCAGGAGTTCGCGGACGGTAAAAAGATTTATTTTAGCATCAGAACAAAGCAGCTACACAGATAGATATAATAAATTTACCGTCACAGAAAGTACGACGGAGGTACTGACAAGCGGAACAATAAGTTTAACGAGCGAGGTACATGATTACAGGATTTATGAACAATTAAGTTCTACTAATTTGAACGAGGATGCTTCTGATAATAAAGTACCTTTGGAGTATGGATTGTTAAAAGTTTTAGGAACAGATAACACTTATAAATATCCAAGCGGTGAAAAAGAGTATAAATACCCCACCTGATTACAAAAATAGTATCATGGTGCTTAAGATGGCAGCCCATGATGTACCCCAATTTAAGGAGGTACATGGAAAGAACTTTGTTTATTACGGAAATCGTAATGAATATCCCGATTATCTTCTTGACTTATATAACCGTTCAGCTAAACATAACGCTATTGTCAACGGAAAAGCTAAGTATGTCTTCGGAAGTGGGTTTGAAAAAGAGGGTGATGAGATTGTAAACGCTGAGAATGAAACTTTGAATGATGTCGTAAAGAAATGTATACTGGATGTCGAGTTGTTTGCCGGTTTTTATGTTGAAGTTATCTGGGACAAAGGAAAAAAGAATATAGCGGAACTTCGCCATGTTTGTTTTTCAGATGTGAGGAGTAATAAAGATAATACTCAGTTTTATTACACAGACACTTGGACAAAGTCTTATTTGAATGACAAGGATGAGCCGACTGTAACCGGCATATCAAACCCGCAGAGTAACAAGGACTGGCAGGTTTATGCGCCTTACGATGAGAAAAATAAAACAGGAAAGCAGTTATTCTTTTATAAGGGATACCGTCCCGGACTTAAAACATATCCTTTACCTGAATATCAGGGGGCGATAGTTTATATTGATATAGACGTTCAGATTGCCGATTATTGGAATAATGCTATCCATAACGGACTTAGTGCATCACATATCATTAATTTTTATAACGGCATACCGACTGAGGCAGAACAGGAGAAGTTAGAAGAGGGAATCAGTGATAAGTTAACAGGGGCGAGAAGTTCAAAGTTTATACTGAATTTTGCTGATAAAAAAGATAATGGAAGTGAGATTCAGAGCCTTGCACCGGAGGACTTAGACAAGCATTTGCAGATACTTAATGAAACAGTCCAGCAAGAAATCTTTTCGGGGCATCATATAACAAGTCCGATGTTATTCGGAATAAAGACAGCAGGGCAATTAGGGGGGAGAACAGAATTGATAGAGGCGAATGAATTGTTTCAAAATCTATATGTTAATCCGAAACAGCAATTGGTTGAAAAGCTGATAGGGATATTAGCGAAGGCAAAAGGCATTAAAGGGGAGTTGAAACTTGGGAAGATTGAGCCGATAGGTTATCAGTTTTCTGAATCAATAATTAGAGATGTTATACCTCATGAGGCGATAGCCGATATGGTAGCTTCGAGGATGGGAATTGATTTAAAAAAGTATCCTAAAAGAATTATTCCCGAAGCACCTGCTAAATTTTCTGTTAAATGGGAAGAAAGGATTTTAGATGAATTTAAAAAGCGGGGCAAGAAACGAGGCGGCGTAGTTATCTCACAACGCCCGATGGAATCAGCATATATTAAAAATCTTGCTGAAAATGAGGCGCAGTTTATTGACTTTGCTAAAAAGGAAATCAAGAAAAACCCATCTATTGTCCCTGTTATAAATCCTTTAAAGCCGCTCATTAGCCCCACAGGAGAGCCGATAGGACGTATTAGTGTGGTTTATACTTATGCTTTTAGAGATGCTATTCCCGTTAAGGACAGGGACTCAGAGGAGCACCCCTCAAGGGATTGGTGTGTAGAAAGAATGGAAGAAGCAGCATCGGGTAAAACGTGGACACGGGAGGAAATAGAGGGAATGACAAATGATATTGGTGAGAGTGCATGGGAGATGCGCGGGGGGTGGTACACGGCTCCGGGCACAGATACTTCTTTGCCTTATTGCCGGCACGTATGGATTCAACAAGTAATAATTACATAAAATGGCAGTTACCATAGGACTATTTATAAATCCGGCGGCGATAAAGAACACCACTTATATTGACGAAAATATTGACGAAAAATATATACGTGTGGCTATTGAGGTGGCACAGCAGTTGTGGATTGAGCCGATAATAGGAAGTGGTATTTACGACCAGCTTCAGACACAGATTAACGCCGGTACGCTAACATCGTTAAACACTACTTTGCTTCAAGACCATATACAGCCGGCGATGGAATATTGGACGCTTTACGAATTAGTAGAACCGCTTCTTTACAAGTTTAATAATAAGAATATCGCTAAGAAAACATCTGATAATTCTAACCCGATTGACCTTGACGAAGCGGTGCATCTTAAGGGAAAGTTTAAGAATATAGCCGAGTATAAGACAGAGCGGCTTCGATTATACTTAATAGAAAAGGAAGTGGACTATCCTTTGTATCTGAATCCGGGTACTGCATCCAACGTCATTAATCCGACAGGAAGCGGACTTGTGAGCGGGTCAGGATTTTATTTAGGAAAACAAGGGACAGGGGAAAGAGAGCCGAGAACTTCTAAATACGGGAATTGCTGATGACGACAATTAAACAGATAGAGGGAAATTTTAAAAGTATCGCAACTAATCATTTGCAGATAAATGCCTATGAATATGGGGATATTTTTAATACCGCTACCAGCGGAACTATAAACTATCCTATGTTATTTGTTTCGCCAGAGGGGAGCACAGCAAAGAAAGGCGAGGTGGGATATAAATACCGATTATTCGTGATGGATGTGGTGCAAAAAGGAAAAGAAAACGAAGTGGACGCTTCGAGCGATACTCACCAGATATTGCTTGACGTACTCACAGAACTATTTAAAGGCGGACAGCAGGCAACAGGCGGGACTTACGCCTTTGAATTAAAACTTGACAATATTTCAATAACCGATTTCACCGAAAAGTTTGACGATGAAGTGGCGGGAAACTACTGCGACATCACGCTATGGGCGGAGTGGGATAATAATCAATGCGCAATACCAATTTAATAAAACAAAAATACAATGGCAATTCATTTAGTAGACAGCGGAGCGACAATCTCCTTAGAATTTACAGTGGACTATGATGCCGGAAAAGGCGTTATCTCCGCACAGTTGATAAACATAAATAAGGACGACTTCGAAGTAAGTCATTCCGGGAATTATGTAATTGTCAAGGGCAAAGACCCGAAAGACGAATGGAGAATCCTTTATTCAGACGTAACAACTCCATCGGGAGCTTCCGCCTCTGCGGTACGTGTGCTGATAGAGGCATTTCAAGATACCTCAGCATCAACAGTTACTCTCGCTGCGGGGTCAGCGTTAATTGGAAAGGTAGGGATAGACCAAACAACTCCCGGAACTACAAACAAGGTAAGTTTAGGAACTGATACCATTACTGCTGTTACAACTGTAACTACATTAACATCTGGTAATGTAGGTGGATTTAGTGTTTTATCAGTAACTACTCCAACGCTTAGTGTGGCAGGTGCATACGCTACAGGTGATTATATAGGTACGTCAACAACACCGGCATCTTTTACAAATGTTGTAAGAGCGTCTGGAGGTACAGGGATAATCAAAAGTATTCGTATCACAGATTTTGTAAACACAGCAGCAGTAGCAATGGAGCTATGGATTTTTAATGCAACATTTACAGCACCAACAGATAATGCTGCTTGGGCTGCAACAGATGCAGAAATAAATACTTGTCTTGGAGTAATTCCCATTAGTACATCAAAATGGTATACAGTCGGCTCTACCGGAAAAGTTTATATGGATGACACTCTTGGGATAGTAATTAAGCCGGCAGTAACATCACTATTCTTTGCATTGGTAGCAAGAGGAACAACACCCACATGGGCTAATGGTGATTTAACAATAGCATTGGGAATTCTACAAGACTAAAATGTCTAATTCATATATAAATAATAATATTGTATTAACTAATAGTTATGATATAGGTACAATAGAGTATAATTCATTTTTAACCACTCCATTATCTGCATCAAGATTAAGAATTGTTGATACATTAGTAAGAGCGTTAAAATACTCTGGTAATTGGACATTAATAGACCGGCTTTGGCTTTTTGCATCTGAAACACAGCAGGGGGCGCAGATAAGTTTGGTGAATCCATCATCAACAGCTATTACAGAAGTAAACGCCCCCGCATGGGTGGCAAATCAGGGATATACAAGCAACGGGACAACAAGTTATCTGAATAGCAATATCAATATTGCAACAGGCACAGTTCAATATACGCAAAACAACGCATGTATAGGTCTTTATAGTAGAAGCAATGTGGCAGAAGATTTATACGACATGGGTGTATTTGACGGCGGTACCACAAGGAGGGCGCAGATAATCAGCAGAAGCTTAACAGACACAATGAACGCGGCTTTGAATTCAAACACTAATTCTACGATGGCTAACACAAGCTCAAGTGGATTGATGATTTCGGCAAGAACCGCTTCAGATTTAACAACATTTTATCGCAATGCCGTTAGTCTTGGAACAATCAATGCTGCAAGTGCGTCAATTTCCAGTTATAATCTGTTTGTTCTTTGTTTGAACGCAACAGGGTCAGCTACCGGGTATAGTACTAAACAAATATCAATGTCCCTCATAGGAGCAGGAAGTATTAATCAACTTTCTTTATATAATTCCATACAAGCATATATGTTATCAATCGGTTCTGCTGTTTAGGATATAATTATGAATAATTATACAAGATACTCTACCCCCGCCCATGCCTAACCCTATAATATATAGAAAAATAGTGACTAAAATTATCGTAGCTCAAACATCAACGAAATCAGGAGGAACTTTTGCCAACGTAGATGAGTCTGGCGGAGTTGCCTGGACAACCCCTTCCAATGCTTCGGCAAGTGATGATGTTCGAACCACCTCTTTAATGGGAGCGGTTGACCATACGGATTATTGTAAGGCTACGAATTTCGGATTCACTATTCCGACTCAGGGGGTCATAGACGGGATTGTCGTGGAAGTGGAAAGGAGAGGCACGCAAGCTACCGTAGTTGGCATAACAGATAAATTTATTTATTTGGTGAAGGGGGGCATTGATGGGGGTGGAACGAATAACGCAGACATAGTTACCGTATGGCCTACTTCCGATACTTATAAAACCTACGGAACATCAACTGATTTATGGGGACAAACATGGATACCAGAAGATATTAACGCCTCGAATTTCGGGTGCGAAGTTTCCGCTCTAAATGTAGGATGGGACATTGGAGATGAGACAGCCAGTATAGACCACATAAGAATAACAATTTATTATAGAGCATAATGGAAAACTTTTACAAAATAACAAAAGCAGAAGCATCTCTGATAGGGTATTTTGAATATGCTCAAAACAAGGCATTTAACCCTTTCGTCGGGGAACAGGTAGATGGTAATTATTTGATTTCTGAAACTATGTATGATTTATTGAATGGAAGCGATGAATTTAAAAAAATCAGCTTTGGCGGAAAAACCACAATTACTAAAGGAAATTTAGATACAAAAATTACCAATTTATAATGGAATTTAATACTATGGCAGAAAGAACTCATAGACAATATCTGAGCGACATGGACAAGAAGATTGACCGCATCCACACCATATTAATCGGTGACGAGGAGGCGAAGCAAGACGGATTAGTTCATAAGGTCGAAAGGAACAGTGCCTACATACGTAAAGATAAAAAATTCAAATGGACGGTGGCAACGATGTTATTCGGGGGGACAGGGTCATTCATGGCATGGGCTAAGACGCATTTAGGGTTATGAAGATAAGCACACATTTTTATGTCGAGGATTTTGTCCCTAAAATAATTCACACTCAATTTGGGGATAAATCAATATGGTTTATTTCTAAATTTATGGTGGACTATGCCGAGCTTCTTTGGTCGAGGTATAATAAGCAGGTAATTATAAATAACTGGAAAAGCGGAGGCACTCTTGAAAACAGGGGATTTAGAACACCCGACGCTTTAGTTGGCGGAAAACTATCGCAGCATAAATTTAGAAACGCCATTGACACGAATGTCGCGGGGGTTTCTCCCGAAGAGGTAGCAAAAGATATTATTGATAATTTTACTATATATTCAAAGGTTGGATTAACTACGATTGAAGATGTGAAATTTACCACAGGAGATGTGGGAGGTGATTTAAAGGGATGGAATCACGGGGACGCGCGATGGACTAACCAAAGGGATATATTAATAGTGAAGCCGTAAAAGGAAAATACAAATCAATTAAAAACCAAATACCATGACAGCAGAAAAAGAGAAAACAGCAGTAGGGAAATTCCTACAAAATATTGGCATACCGATTCTTAAAGGAGGAATCAAATCCATCCCGTTTGTCGGTAATATTGCAGTAGATATTATCGAAAATATCACGAAGAAAGACCTTGCCACAGGCACACCGAAGAGCCACAATCAATTTGTTTTGATTATAGAGGTAATCGGCGCATTGACGCTGGCATACCTTGTAATCAAAGGAATCATTCCTATTGACCAATTGCTTGAATATATCAAAGGAGTAGTATAACGCTGTCGGGAATGTTTTATCTCGACCTGCTACAGAACCCTCAACGCCCAAAGTCAAACTTCTGGGTGTGTTGGTTGCTATGTATAGTGATACTCGCTTTTGTTTATGTCTTTTCTAAGTAATTGCCCTCTGATTATGGTTAATACTTTGGGCAATCCTATAAGCCACCTCTACGTGTAAGTGGCTTTAGGTAATTTATTTCCAAAATAATTTTATTGTGTATTCAAATATTATATGTATGTTTGCATTAAATATTGAATATGTCTAAAAATCTTTTATCCGTTTCCGACTATGCTGACCTATGCGGAGTGAGCAGGGCAGCTATCTATCTTCGCATAGGTAGGGGCGTAATCATCCCACAGACAGCAAGCAATGGCAAATACGAGGCATTAGTGATAGATACCGCCTTCTATCCACCTCGCAAGATGAAGGCAGGTAGAAAGCCCTTTAAAATAGCTTAAATTTTATTGCTTTGATTATCAATACTTTACGATATTGTTAGTAAAATAGTTTACTTTTTACTTGACATATCAAAAATGTGCTTATCTTTGTCTTATGAATAACAAGGACTACATAACACTAATCACAATGATAACTTCACAAAACGACAGAATTATAAACGAACTCTTACACACTCTCCCCAACAAGGAGTTGATGCGGAAGATTAAAGAGGCAAGAAAGAAAGAGCGTAATAAAAAAAAGGAGACAGGATTTATGTCGCCTGAAAAATTCTTTCAAACGAAACTTTTTAATAAAACATATCTATGAATACGAAACGCTCACGACAATACATGAAGATAAAGCGCAGTATAAATAGCTGCGTTAATCACCAGCAACTTCAAACAGTTATCTCAATGATTTCAAACCATAAGGACAGCAAAGAGGCGGAAGCACTTCTTGAGTTGTATAACAAACAGAATGTGGAACTCAATCCCGACCTACATGAAGAAGAAATAGTAACCGCATTTAACAGGCATTTATGCAGTGAAAATAATAATTAACACTAATAAATAAATCTATGAAACGCCCCGAAGTAAACCGAAAAGAATTAATAAAAATTCTTTCAAGATATGCAGAAGATACAGTTTTAGGATTTGAAGAACTTGAATTGTTTATAAAACAAACGGCGGTGGATTATGCAAAAAAGCAATTTGAATCATTAAAACAATCTCTGAACGAAGTTGAAAACAAAAATTAATATCCAGTCAGAACCCCTCGTGGTCTCTCTGAAACAAGCCGGAACGTATGGAAGGCGATTGGATATTTTATTAATAATAAAAATCAAACCAATAAACAATAACAATTAAACCCAACAAACCAAATGAGACAAAATCAAACAAATGACTTTTTGCCAGACAATTATGTCGCGCCAAAAGGAAACTCAAACTACATGAAATTTGAGAAAGGCGAAAACAAATTTCGCATCCTATCACGCCCTATGATGGGATGGTTAGATTGGCAAGATAAAAAGCCACTCCGCTTTTCAATGAGTGCAAAGCCGGACAAACCAGTTGATGCTAACAAACCAATAAAGCACTTCTGGGCTATGATAGTATGGAACTATTTAAAAGAAGAAATTCAAATTCTCGAAATAACACAAAAGAGCGTTCAATCAGCTATTGAACAGTTGGCAAAAGACGCTGACTGGGGTAATCCGTTCTCTTATGACATCAAAGTAATTAAGGAGGGTGATGGCATGGACACGGAATATACCATTAATCCTGTTCCGCATAAGCCGATTAATGCAGAGATATTAGAGGCATTTAAAGCCAAGCCATGCTTTTTGGGGGCTTTATATCAAGGGGCTGACCCTTTTATAAATCATGGACAAATAACACCTTTGAATGATTTGCCATTTTAATCCAGACAATAACTCCCCTTGCGCATCAGGCGTACCATCAAACGGAACAAAGGGAGCAAATAAAACTAAAAAATATGGGAGCGTCAAAAGAAATATTTATGGAAATGCGTGAGCAGGAAATGACACAGGCGGAGGGTTTGCCATCCATCGCAGAAACCTTTTCCAAAAGCACACAGATTGCTATGGCTGACAGATTTACTGCAAAGGTGAATGAAGGCGCGGAAAACCCTTTAGATGCCTTTATTCGCTTAAGAAATATCGAGAAAGCATTAGAGATAGCTCTTGACCGCCTTAAACCTCTTGCTTTGATAGAAGGAGAAAAATTGGCAAAATCAGGAGAGAAGGTACATGGCGTTCATGTATCAGTAGTTGGAGGCAAACGAACATTTGATTATTCTAATGATAAAATATGGAATGAAGTAAAAGAAAAATTAAAAGAGCGAGAGGAATTTTTAAAAGGGTTGAAAAAAGAAATGGCTGATGTGGACACCGGCGAGATAATTTCACCGCCGGTAATTAAATATTACAGCGAAACGCTTTATTTGAAGTTTGATTAAAAAGAAAACTATGAGCAATAAAGACTATGCAGAAAGAGATAAATTTTAATAGCGACAAGGCTGCTGTTAACGGTCTGGCTGCAAATGGGCGGCTGTTAAAAATACCTCTTATTGATATTCGGAATATGTCGGTAAGTGAGATAGCAAAATACATAGAGGGGATTACCCAAACCGAAATTTGTAAGGATAAAAAATACTGTGATGAACTTTGTAATATTTTCAGAAATAAACCTTTAAACATAACATAATGGAACAAAAACTCAAACAACTCGGATTTAGAAAAGTTCATCCTGACGCAGTAGATAAAAAATATTTCTATTGGCAAAAGAATTTTAAACACCCATTTTTGAAAGGGCTACATATCATCGTTGATGAAAGGGTGAATGTTTATTGCCTTGAAGCACAGACGAAAACACAAAACGACATCAATATATATTCGGGAGGAAGAAACGAATATAATTTGTTGGCAGTAATAAAATGGTTGAAATGCCAGTAGTAAACTATAATGTGGAAATTTCGGGAATACCAATAGAGAATCCCGAAATGGAAAAAGTAATTTCCGACCACCTGACGAAGAAGAAAATATCTATTGACGAAAAAACCTTAAAAGAAGTAACGATGGCAGTAATGAAACATATCTATAAACTTAACATGGAAGTGCAATGAGTATGGGCTGTTGGCTGCTAGCCAAGTAGCTAAAGACAAATTGCAAATAACATTTCGGGGCTAACCGAAGGCGGGAAAACAGAGGTAAATTTGTAGTAATGAAATCAATTAAAATCAATAATAACCGTAACAGAAAATACCCGCTTTTGGCAAGCCCTTGTTATTGGCTGATGCAAATGGGCGGCTGCTTGGATTGAAATATTAAAAACTAAAATACAATGGCAAGAGTAATAACATTTAGCAGAAAATTTCCTTCTTATCATCCCGAAAAAGGAAATGAAACATATTTTGTAGAGCAATTATATAATTCGCTTTATGAAAAAAGTGGAGATTGGTCTGATGCAATAGACCCAGATGGAAAAAATACTTCTTATGTAATACCATTAAATCATTCTATTGCCGATAAGAAGCACCATACAATAAGAGATGGAAGGCGTTGGAAAGTTGGAGATAAATTTTCTCCGAGAGTTTGGAGCGATAAGCCATATAAAAGCAAACAGATAGTTATTGCTCCAGACATTGAGATAAAAAAGATTTGGGACATTGAGGTTAGTATTAATGATTACGGAATAAAAACTATTTGTGTAAGTGGAAAAACATTTGCAATAATTGGAGAGCAAATTATCGGCAATGGTAAATTACAAAAATTGGCAAAGAATGACGGATTGACAACTATACAATTACATCATTGGTTTAACAAGCCGTTTGAAGGACAAATAATATGTTGGAACGAAAGCATAAAATATTGATGGTGTTTGTATTGGCTGTTGCCCATTTGCATTTGCCAATAACGGTTCGGGGCTTGGCGAGGTTTTCACTTGCGGAAATAGAACACTAAACTAAAAAAATATGATGCAGATAATAAAACAAACAGATGAAGAAAAAATGGCTATGTATATGAAAGAGCAAAAAAAAAAACTTGCAGAAATGTTAATCCAATGCAACAAAGTTTTGAATAGCACACTCAGAGCAAGTGAAAATCTTGTCCAAGCCCCTGTTATGCTTAGTGGCTGGCAGGCGTGTCCGAAATGTAATGGGCAAGGAATTATGAATAAGCCACCATACATTGCTGGCGACCAACAAGGATGGATGAGTTCACAAATGAGCCATGCTTGTGATGTATGTGACGGCAAAAAAATTATCTCGATAGTTGGAGGCAAACCACCTGCCAGCCATTGAGCATAACGTTTTGCGGCTTGCTTTTGTGCGGGATTTTGAAAACTAAATTGTCTAACGAATTAAAAATAAACTATGAAAAACAAATTATCAAATCAAAACGTCAGCCCGCATAGAAGCAAGCCGCTGTTAAATGTCTGGCTGCCCGCGCTGTCTTTCATTTCTTGTCGTTGGTTAAAGTGTCGTGCGTATTTGTCTGAGGAGTATCTGTTTTGGAAATATGTGTGGTCTGTCCGAAATGAACCGTCCGGGATTGTGCCCTGTCTGTCGAATGGATGGTACTTTGCGATTGGGCTATGGTCGGTGATTGGTTGTCTGTGCTATGCTTGTCTATTTGTGCAATGGTTATATCATAAATTGCTTTTCCTCCTCCAATGAGAGATAAAATAAAAGTCGGCAATAATAGATTAGCTTTCCATCTTGACACTTTTGCGTCATGGTATAATTTTTCTCGTTTTACTTTTTCGTCCTTTTCTATTTGCTTAATTTCTTTTTCATATTCAAAATATTTATCTACTCCAATGTCTTCTAATTGTATATCTAAAACTTGTTTAAAATATTGTTTTTCATTTAAATATGACCAACAATCATTTTTCACTATATGTGTCATTGTCCCTTTTGTCAAGTTGGTCAATTCGGTTTCTGTCAATTGTTTGTCCTTATTATCAACAAGAATTTTCCAAAAGCTAAGTAAATCTTTGTCGTCCATTATCTTATTTTATTGTCTGCTGTCTACGGCTGCTTGTATTAGCGCGGGCAGCTTGCATTTAACGAAAAAGTATTGGCGAAGGGCGGGATTAGAAGCACAAATGATTGTTAAACCACAAATGTTAATTAGATGGACAAAACTTTAAATACAGCACAATGCCCGCCTTTTGCCAATACGGTGTTAGGCGCAGTGGCTTCACAGGTGTTCAATGAGGATTGCGTAGAGGCATTAAAACGCTTTTCTGATAATCACTTTGACTTGGCTATTGTTGACCCGCCTTATGGCATTGGAGAGGCTAATGAGAAAAGGATGCAGAGCAGACATCATTCGCAAAAAAAATATAAGGGAGGCGATTGGGATAACGAAGCACCAAGCCCCGAATATTTTAGCGAACTGATGAGGGTATCTAAAAATCAAATTATTTGGGGAGCAAACCATTTCATAGAACGCATACCGATAAACAGCAGTTGTTGGGTGTTTTGGGATAAAGACCAATACGGGGACTTTGCTGATGGTGAGTTGGCATGGACATCATTCAAAACTGCAGTAAGAAAGTTTAAATGGACATGGAACGGATTTAGGAAACAGCAACCAGAAAACAGAATACACCCAACACAAAAGCCAGTTGCGTTATATGAATGGTTATTGCACGAATACGGAGCAGAGGCTAATTTGATTTTAGATACCCATGTGGGGAGTGGAAGTAGCAGGATTGCTTGCCATAAGGCGGGTAAACAATTTACAGGATTTGAAATAGATAAAGATTATTACGATGGACAAGAAAAGCGTTTTAATGACTTTGTATCGCAACTCACATTGTTTTGAGGGATGCACTGCCATTGCGCCTAACGGACGAGGGTTGCCGCAGTTAAAAAATATACAATGAAAAAAAATAACAAGGACATATTTTTTAATTGGCGAAGCGAACGTGCAACCCTATGTTACCTGTCTGTATTTTTTTTCAGAAAAGGGGCGGCTGTTTGTATTAAACTTTAAACTATGAGTAAAAAACATAATCACACTAAAGCACTTGTGGCAATCGCTGCACACTTTATAAATAAACGCAAAGCAATAGAAGAACTTCCGAATCTCGAAGGCAATCCTAATCGTTGCGTTTACTATAATGTTTCTTTTCCGAAATGGAAACGAGAATTGAGAAAGCAACAATTATATTATCCAGCACTTAAATTTCAAAAGCTGGATGATGAAATGTTGAAACATTATTACAATGAAGGATTTGAACCGATAGATGCTTGCAATGATATGTTAACAGCAACCTAATAAATAAAAAATATGAAAACAGCAAAAGAAATTTTACATTCCAAAGACAGACAATTTCAAGAAGAAACTTTTGCTTATAATGAACAAACCATTATTGAAGCGATGGATGAGTATGCTGCACAATTTATTCATCCAACTAATTGTTATCAATGCGAGGGGACTGGAAATATTGTGATAAGTATAAATCCAGATGGGCAGGATTATACTCAAACCTGTATGAACTGCAAAGGGGTTGGTAAAGTAATTATGTTACCAATGCAACAAAATACTTAATATGATGAATGTATTTTGTTGTTGGCTGTTAGCCCCTTTTCTGAAAAAAAATATTGCAGGTAACGGATTAGGGCTATGAGAAGAAAAATTTATCAATATGAGCCAATGATAAGGGAAATTTTATTTCTTATAGCCCTTGTTATCGGTCTGGCGGTTAAAGGGGTGGCTGTTGAATAGAAACTTTTAAACTAAAATAATATGAAACAATTGGAAGAAAAATTCGAGAAACTACTACTTAAAAGCAGAGATGCTGATTTGATAGATGCTTATGCAAATTTAAAAGAGGCATTAAATAAAGCAATGGAAGATGCTACAAGAGTGATAAAACATTACAATTCGCTGCCAGATAAAGCGGATTTATTCTGCGGACATTGCGGGAAAAGAAAAAATTTTAAGGGTGATGGTACTATTGAACAATTATGTATATGCTAAGGATGCTGTCGGTTAAATTGAGAATCTTAAACTAAATATAAACTAAAAACAAAACAACAAATGACAACAAGAGCAAAATTCAATGTTGCCGAGATTGCTAAGTATGGCAATGGCGGTGGCGCAAAAGTTATCCTACTGCCTGTAACAGGTAACAGCGAGGAAAACAAAACCTTTTGGAGCGCAACTCCAAGTGGAAAAATCGAAATGTTTATCAATAATCCAGAGGCAGTGAAACAATTTGAAGCCTTTGGAGAATTTTACATTGATTTCACGAAGGCGTAAGGTCATAGGGGTGGTGGCTGTTGGCTGCTGCCCCTTTAACCGCTTGCCGATAATGGCTGCCGCGCTTTGTGCCGGGCGCGGGGTGTGCGCTTCGCACCCCTTCGCGCATGGCATCAAAGGGCGTTGTTATCGGACGGGTCGCCCGGACGATACAACCGCCTTTCGCGGCAGCCATTATCGAACAGGACACGCCTTTCATGGCTGTTGGGCGGCCTGTTCGATAACGTATTGCAGGTTGGCGCAGGATTTAAAATTGCTAAACAAAACACAAATAGAAAGACCATGAAAAAAGAAGACATAATAAAATGCTTACAGGAAGCAACGATAAAAAACATAACAGAAAAAGGCGTTGAATGGAAGCTCCTATTTGAAGATGGGGCTGATGCAATTTTAAAACTTGCCGCCCAACCTGATGTTATAAAATCGGTTTGCGATTGCGGGAAAGAGGCAACAACTCATTTGTGCGAAAAATGTTTAGATGATATAGAATCAATGGATGGTGGAGGATAGCAAACTGTTTTATAACGGTTTCGGGGCTTTATTTAGTGCGGGAGTTGCTTGCACAAATTTGTCCCGAAGCAGAAACATAATTAAAAACTGAAAATATGAAAAAAGCAAAGAAACCCGCATTGAATAAAGCCCCTGTTACCAGCAGTGCTTCTCCGAAATTAGAACACTTGGTAATAGTAGGAAAATTCAATGATGGAAAATGTAGGCAAGTGTTGATACAACCTAAAACGCAAGATGTAATTATCTCGGCTATATTGGCTTGTGAAGGTCAATTAAGAATATTAGAAACAGCACTTGACGGACTTGATATTGAGTTACCGTCTTAGCATTGCTGGTAACGTAATTCGGGTTGCCGTAGTGCGCCCATAAAAATAAAAACTATGACCAGAGAATATTCATAAGGAAAGTATCTTGGAAATAAAAGATACGAATACAATAACGCAGACATAGATTTAATGCGTGAAGATTTAGATAAAGTAATTGATTACCACGCATTACGGCAACCCGATGTTATAAAATCGGTTTGCCAAAAGTGCGGTGCTGAAATGGAAGGAGCAACTTATAAGGGTTATAAAATGTGTCATGTATGCAGAGAGTGGCAAACTGTTTTATAACATACAATATAGATTGCATAGCATCTAACTAACTAATAACTAAAACAATAAACTATGGAAATTTCCAAGTACATGGATGAGTATAGAAAAGAACTTGAGAGAAAGTTCTTTAGACCAAAGAGCATAGATGTATATGTTTCTTGTATTGGAGTATTTTTAAATTACTTCGACCAGAAGAAAACCCATCCAATAAAGATTAACGAATCGGACATTAAAGAATACCTATGGAAATTTGCTGAACAGAATACACAGCGGGCGCATCACTCGGCAATTAAATGTTTTTATAAATACACTCTGAGGCAACCAAATAAATTTAAGTATATTGAATATGCGAAGCGCAATAGAAAACTTCCCATTGTTTTATCTATCGAAGAAATGCAGAGAATTATATTTACTGCTTCTAACTTGAAACACAAAACAATTCTTTGCCTGATGTATTCTACCGGAATGAGGGTGGGAGAGGTAATCAATCTGAAACTATCCGACATTGACCGCTCTCGTATGGTTATTAATATTCAGGATGCTAAAGGTGGAAAAGACAGGCAAGCTACTTTAGACCCTCTCGTATTACAATTAATGGAAATTTATTACAGACAATATAAGCCGAATGTGTTTTTGTTTAATGGGCAATTTGATTTACGATATTCAGCAAGAAGTATCGCTCAGTTCTTACGGGACTATGCTTATAAAACGGGAATAAAAAAGAAAGTTCATCCGCATTTAATCAGACATTGCTATGCTACGCACTTATTGGAAGCGGGAATAGATATGTCGGTACTTCAAAAAGTATTGGGGCATTCGTCTATTTCAACTACTCAGATTTACGGACACATCAGCAATAATATTGTTTCAAAAATTATTACCCCCGTTCAGTTTATTGCTAATAAAAACTTTCAACTGCCCACCCAACAAAGACTATCCGCATGATACAAGACACTCACGGAAATACCATCACCATAACCGCCGGACAGGTAAGACTTCATCTCAAAGGAATGAAGCCGAGATTGGTGGGTACTATTAATGACACCACCAGAACGCTTCACGTCAAACGTATCAGAGAGAAGCATTTGATGAGGGTGAATAACTCTTATGGATTCAACCACCACATCTTAGCCAATGCCAAGAGATTTGATAAGATTCTACTGGAGGATAACTATGGGCAATGGGAGATACCTGTAAAGTTTATCTTAGAGCATGGTTCGTTTCTACACTTTCAAAAACTCGGATTCGAGAAACAAATCTTTTTACATATTAATTATCTTAATGCTTATGAAAGAAAAATCACAGTATCGTCCCTCTAACCGTGTACGCTCCTCAGAGGAGTTGCAGAAGCCCTTTGAACAGAGGAAGTATAAGTCTGTTGATACGGCAAAGGACAGGGAGATATTACCGTTTGGTGTTTATTTCACACAGGAGAAAGCGGAGAGAAGGATGGCGATGGTGATGGAGTTTATAAACAGCAAGAGGTGAGGTGTTGATAACTTAATATCAAAGATTTGAAAATTGGTTTTATATTTGCAATGTAATTCAAAACTTGTCAATGAAAATAACCCTATTTACATTTTAAAATAAGTTCACAACGCGGAGGCGAACACTTCCTTTCTGACAAGTTTGGATTACATCGCCCCACGTTCGTGAACATTTTTATTACAAATGAGCAAGGAACTTCCATATTTTAAATTCATTCCGACCGAATATTTGCTCGGAACTATAAGTTTTCAGAAAGAAAAAATTCAGGGTACATTCACATTGGTCTGTTGCTACTACTGGCAAAGACATTGTGATATTACCCTTACTTTGCTTAACCAGTTGTTAAGCAAACGTCAAGCAAACGTCAAGCAACTTATCAAAGCTGATATAGTGAAGCATGACGAAAAAACAGATAAAATAAATATAGATTTTTTAGATGAACAATGGCATGAACTCAGTAATCTTTATGAAAAAAGAAGTAAGGCTGGAGCAATAGGAGGTAAGCAATCGTCAAGCAATCGTCAAGCAATCGTCAACGATACCTCAAGCATTAAGATAGAGATAGAGAATAAGAAAGAGATAAAAGATAAAGATAAAGATTCCTTGCGAACTTTGTTCGCTGAAATGAAAAAGTTTTTTATGGAAGAATACAGAAAAAAAATAAACACAGATTATTATTGGGGCGCTAAAGATGCTGTTAATTTAAACCAATTAATCACTAAAATTAAATACAAAATAAAAGAAAAAGAAAAACGCTCTGGCGAAAAAGAAAAAGAAAATTATGACGAAGAAATTTTAACCGGATTCAAGCATTTAATACTTTCATCAAAAGACAAATGGATTAACGCTCAATTTTCAATACCTATTTTTAATTCAAAGTTCAATGAAATATTTACTCAAATTTTAACTAACAATGGAAAACCAATTATCAACGCAAGAACAATGGCTGATGCTATGGAAAAAGAATTTAACCCAAAGCAAGGCAATACAGCTATTTGAAAATAAAGACAAAATGCTTTTAAGTCATATCTGTATTAATCTTACAGTAGAGCAAGCATTTAATAGCGGAGCGCATTTTGCTATATTAAAAAAGTGGAATGAACAAGGTATAACACTAACTATTGCAACGATGCTAACAGAATTATTATTATCTGTTCCAAACAATATGACAACAGAAGACATTGTTTATATGGCAAGAAGTATAGTAATTGATAATGAAAACTGGAAGCCGGATGACATTCTCTTAATTTTTAGAAATGCAAAGCAAGGAAAATATGAAAAAATATACGGAAATTTTTCATATCAGGATTTTAATAAATGGGCAGATGCTTATGCAAAAGAAAGACAAAATTATGTTGACAATAAACATTTATCTACCAAAGCCCCCATCACTACCACGATTGAAAGCAAGCAGAGAATTTTCGAGGACAGGCAAAAACAATATCCTATCCTGAATGATAAGACAGAGAAGATAAATTTAGACGATGCTTTGAAATCACTTGGTAAATCAATAACCAATGGCAAAGCGAGTTGATGACAATCAAAAAGAAATAGTTCGCAATCTAAGACAGCTTGGGTGTTCTGTGCAATCTCTTTCTTCTCTTGGCAAAGGATGTCCTGATTTATTAGTTGGCATAAAAAAACGTAATTGGCTGATTGAACTAAAAGACGGTAAGAAATTTTCCAGCCAGCAGAAATTAACGCCGGACGAAATCAGGTGGCATCAGACATGGAATGGGCAGGTGAATGTCTGTAATTGTATTGAACAGATACTTGAGGCAATAAAATAATTAACTTTGCTTTTGAATGGGAAAGCAAGAATTGATAACTCAGGTATCTGCCGACAAGAAATATATCGGCTTTTGTAAAAAACTTCTCAAAGGAAATACACTGTATAAAGATTTATTTCAGGATTTATTAGTAGAGCTTCTTGAATATCCTGATAAGAAATTTGATAAGATAGATTGCCAAGATTGTTTTGTTTTCAAGATGCTTTCCAATATGGTCAATTCCAAGACCAGCAGATTCCATTACAAATACAGAAGGTCTGTTGACAAAGAGGAGTTTAAAAGAATTTACACAGACCATTACGACCATAGCATAGACACAAAGGCGGAGATTGTTAATAAAACAATAAATAAATTATACTGGTATGATAAAAAAATACTACGTTTGTGGTTGAATGGAAAGAGCATACGCAGTATTTCAAAGGACAAGCACATCCCTCTTTATTCCGTTCAGCAAACATTAAATAATGCACGGACGGAAATTAAAAGAGAAGTAAAAATGGATGAACTCGGACACCGATTAAGAGTATTACTTGTTTGTCAGAGAGAAAAGACAGCTCTTCAATATCACAGGCAATACCAACCCCATGAACGCCTTAATAAAACAAACTCAGATTTTGCGGTAGAATTAACCCACGGAGATGGGCAGGATGCGAACATTAACACAATGAGTGATGAGCAATTACAGCAGTATCAAATAATTTATTTCCTCCGCCAGATAAGTTTTGTACCGGAAAATGTAAATCCAATTCTTATAAGATTAAAACGTCTTGGGTTAAAAGTAATTTTAGATATTGATGACTACTGGAATCTTCCGACTGAACATTACTGGTATAAATTATATAGCGATAAAAAGGTTGCCGATAATACCATTAACGCTCTCAGGCAAGTGGACTGGGTGATAACAACTACTCCATATTTTGCTGATAAGATAAAAGAATTTAATTCTAATATAACGGTAATTCCAAACTGCATTTCTCCTGATGCGAAGCAGTTTGAAATAAGAAAAATAGAATCAGAAAAGTTAAGGTTCGGATGGATAGGCGGTCTATTTCATGTTCCAGACATAAAAGAAATTGAATCTAATTTTAAACTTTTAAACGAGCGACATCGAAACAGAGATATGGCAGATAAATTTCAAGTATCAGTTGGTGGATTTAGTTGCAATTATCAATACAAGGAAATAGAAAAGACTTTTACCGCTGATTATTTTTTCCGAAATACCGATGCTACGTATTACAATTACCTTCAGCAATGCACCCCTGCAATGGAACATATTTCTTTTAACAAGCCATATCGAAGGTTATGGGGAAGGAGTATAGAAACATACGGACAACTTTACAATGAGATAGATGTCGCCCTCGTCCCGCTGAAAGAAAATGAGTTCAACAAATGTAAAAGCGAACTAAAGATTGTTGAAGCGGGATGGATGAAGAAAGCAGTAATTTGTTCCGACACTTCTCCATACAAAGAATGGATTAAGGATGGCGTTAATGGGTATTTAATAAAGCCGGAAAGAAAAAATTTAGATTGGTATACAAGGATAAGGAAACTTACTATGAATCCTGAAATGGCAAAAGACATGGGTGAAGCATTGCATGAAACTATTAAAGAAAATTTTGATATGGATAAATGGAATATTACAAGAGCAGATTTATATAAAAGTTTGATATGAAAATCAGGAGCATAGCTCAGCCGGTCAGAGCATCTGGCTTACATCCAGAGAGTCGGGAGTTCGAATCTCTCTGCTCCTACAAAGTGTCGGAACACAGAGGGGAAGAGTTTGTAAAATAAACGAAAGTATAGCAAAAGAAATAAAATTGAAATTAAAAAATGGATATAAACAAAATGAGTTAGCGAAAGAATACAATCTCAACCAAAGTAATATATCATATATTAAAAATAAAACATGGGCGCACGTATAGGAGTTGGAGTAACGACATACATCAGATTAAAACATTTAGAATTGTGTGTTAAACAAATAAAAAAACATACTTCTGATTATACCATTTATGTCGCCAATGATTCTAAAGAAAGAAAAGGAATTGCTTTTAGAAAAAATCAATGTTTGAAAGTATTAAAAGATTGTGATTATATATTTCTGTTTGACGATGATTGTTTTCCGATTAAAGAGGGATGGGCTGAATTTTTTATCGAAGCACATAAAGCAAGCGGACAGCATCACTTTATGTTTCTAAAAGAAACACCGACGATAAAAAGAATAGGGACACACATAGGGCAGATAGAATCTAATCAGGTATTAGATACAATGAAAATAAAAATATCTGCCAATGTGATAGAGATTTACGAATACAATAACTGCGCCGGTTGCTTTTTATTTCTTACTAAAGAAGTGATTGAAAAGGTGGGGGGATATGGGCAGTACCCAATGCCCTATGGGTTTGAACACGCCGGTTTTTCTCAAAGAATATTTAATGCGGGGCTTACTCCTTTAGGCGCATACACTTGTCCTGCCGGCATTGAAGAGTATATTTATTCTATGGATTATATGTTTGATAAACCTTTTAATAAATTAGTTAATCATTCTCCGTCAATATCAAATGAATTTCATAAATTAGAAAGTTATTTAAAACAAAATCAGGAAGCATATATTAAAGATATACAAATTATATATCAGCCGTTATGAAATTCCTATACGCCTTCGCATCTCGCAGCCGTCCTGATAAATTTATAGCCGGCGTGGAGAATATTTATATCAATTCCCGCAATAAAAATTTTGACATACTTGCCGCTTTAGACATTGACGATACAACAATGAACAATGAAAACATGATTGAGAAGATGAAGCGATACGACAAACTATACCCGATATGGGGGGCTTCAAAAAACAAAATTGACGCTATCAACAGGGCAATGATACAAGCACCTGAATATGACTTGCTAATAAACATGAGTGATGATATGACTTTTATTGAAAAGGGATATGATGAAATCATTGAAGCGGCAATGAATAAATATTTTCCTGACGGCGATTGCCTGCTTCATTTCCCAGACCAGAATCAAGGCGAAAATTGCATGACCATGAGTATCATGGACAAGAAATATTATGAGCGGTTTAATTATATCTATCATTCTGATTATGAAAGTTTATGGTCAGACAAAGAAGCGGAAGATGTAGGTAAAATATTGGGCAGATACAAATTTATAAATAAAAGAATATTTAATCACTATCACCCTTCCTTCGGACATACGCCTTACGATAATCAGTACGATAAAACAGAGGGCAGATATGACAGGGCGATAAGGGATAGGGATGAGCAGACATACATAAACAGAAAGGCAAATAATTTTTATTTGAATGTTACTTAGTATTCTTGTCCCGTCCCTCGAAAGCAGAAGCCATGAGTTGGTTAACCTGAAGGCGGATTTATTCAGGCAGATAATTCATTGTAAGGCAGAGGACGATGTTGAAATACTTACCGATATTGACAATGGCGAGATGACTATTGGTGCAAAGCGAAACAGACTATTATCCCGGGCAGGCGGAAAGTATCTTGCTTTTTTCGATGACGACGATTTCCCCGCATCCAACTATATAGAAAAACTGCTTGAATGTATTAAAACCGATTGTGATAATTGCTCCATGACAGGAGTGATTACCTGGGATGGAGAGCGACCTGAAATATTTGAACACTCATTGAAATACAAAGAATATAAAACCACCACGAATCCTGTTAAATACGAGCGTTATCCTAACCACCTTAATGTGATTAAAAGTTCTATCGCAAAGCAGTTAAAGTTCCCAGAAATAAATCACGGAGAGGACACAGACTATGCAACTCAGATTTTTAAAAGTGGATTATTGAAAAAAGAAACTGCTATTGATGGAATACTTTATCATTATAATTATAAAACACACAAATGAATCTGGCAATTTCCTACGCATTATTCGGGTTTGACCGCGAACGGGCTGCTAATTGTTTCGATTTCAACAGTTACGCGAGAGGTTTGATGCTCTGCTTACGCTTCAATCGCTTGCTTTATCCTGAATGGAAAACCATTCTCGAAACCGACCATGCCACATATGCCGGGTTTGAGCCGTTATTTAAAGCGTTGGAAGAAAAAAATATTATTAGAATTGAAAAGAACGCAAACAACGCCCCATTGTGTGAGGCAATGTTATGGCGGCTAAAACCTGTGTTCTGGACTAATAAATCAGACCAGACGTGGGAGTTCTCTCACGTTCTCTGCCGTGACCTTGACAGCCCAGCCACCTATCGGGAGGCGCAAGCTGTTCAGTATTGGGTGGGTACGAATAAGGCGATGCACGCTATTACAGACAGTGTGAGCCACGATGTGCCTTTGCTTGGTGGAATGATAGGTGTGCGCCCTGATGGCTTCTCTGCGAGGCTTAATGTGAATACATGGGCAGATATGATGAAAATAAGCAGGAGAGATTTAAGCTCAAAAGGAAGCGACCAATTATTTTTAAACTCTCAGGTCTACCCCCGCTTTGCGGAGAAAGGAACAGACAGCATCACGCAGCATTATTTTAATGGACACGGAAAAACATTTTTATCTGACTGGCATACCTGTGGTTGCCATCCGCCATCAGGACACAATAATGACTGCCCGAATAATATACCGCTTGACATATCTGAGGAGTTAAAAGAAACCAATAGCATTTGCGGACATATCGGAAGTAGCGGATTTTATCCTCCCCCCACATTTAATGTATTAAGAAAATATAAAGAGAGATTTACTGATTTACTGGAAATAGAAAAACAATATTCAGATATTTTTTACTGGACTAAAGACGGAACTTTTGATGAGTGACTTTAAATGTATATATCAGGATGCGGATATTTCTATTATAGAAAGAAAAATATATTTACAGGATTCAACGGATGAACAGAGAACAATCATACTGAAAACAAAAGAAAAAGAATTTGTTTTTGAATTTGTTTTTGGTAAATTAATTAATGCACATGAATAAAAAAATAGTTGTCATCAGCACTAATAACAACCCTGATTATTATTGGTATATTCCTTATCAGGAAAAAGCGTGGAACACTTATGGGTGGGAAGTGTGTATAGTGATAACGCAAGATGTAGATATTGGAAAATTAAATTTAACTATGAGGCAATCGCAATATAATCCATATCCCACATCTATAATACCCATGCCTGCCATAGAAGGATTGAGAACTGAAACTATTGCACAGGCGGGGCGTTTATATGCCGCTAATTACTTACCAGACGATGCTTTAATAATGACCTGCGATATGGATTTAATACCATTATCAGATTACTGGCATCCGAAGATTGAGGACATAACAGTTTATGGACACGACCTTACTTGGCGTAGCTTTTATCCGATGGGTTATATAGCCATGAGCGGAAATAACTGGAAGAAATATATGAATCTTAATGGCAATACGCATGATGAACTTATACGAGATGCCAAAGAAATAGAAGTTGCTTACCATCCTGATTGGAATAGCTGGTGGAATCACGACTGGACATTGATAACAAAAAGACTAAAACCATTTGAGAAACAAATAACTTTCATTGACAGGGGTCAGATTGAAATAGGCGGAGCTACACTTGCAAAGGGTAGAATTGACCGGCATAACTGGGAGGTAACACAAAACCAACCCGAACCTTTTATTGATATGCACTGCGAGAATAACAACGTAATGCATCCTGTTAAGTTAGAGCCGTTCTTAAAAGTGTTTAATAAGTTTTATCCATGAACTGTATTACCTCCGTTGCCTTCCGCGAGCCGTATCTAAGGCATAGCCATACTCAGGAGATAAGGGTGAAAGAGTTGTGTTCCGATGTATCAATTTTAACTTACAGGAATCAACTACCTTGTAAGGGGAGAATACATACCAATACCGATACCCTTGTCGGCGAATTTCAAAAATCACTATACGGATTCAAACCTCATGCAATTCAATTAGCGATAGACAAAGGATATAAAAAAATAATTTGGTTTGACCCTTCCGTATTACCTACTACATCCGTTCAAATTCTTTTTGATGCCTTAGACGAACATCAGATGGTAGTTGTTAAAGGAGATGCGCCACTTTCTAAAATGACGAATCAAAAAGCAAAAGATTGGTTTGGGGTTACAGATGAACAGATTGCAGGTATTAATCACATTGGTGGAACTGTTTATTGTTTTAACTTTAATAATAAAAAAGTGGTAGAAGTATTTAATCTTTGGAAGAAAGCAGAGGAAGCCGGGATATTTCAGAATCAGGATGCTTTTATGAAAGGAGACCATTGGTGCGATGAGAGTTGCATGGCTTTATCTATGTTTAAATGCGGGGTTAATCAATATAGTGAATCGAATTTTCGCTATATTAACCAAAAAGAAATATGAAACCCCTCCACCTCGACCAAATCCATAACTCACCCTTCATTGAGGCGTGTACACATATATGGAGTGACGATGTAAGCCGCACAGAAAAGGGCGGTGTTTGGGATTATTATGTGGCTATATCAAAACAATTCAATAAACCATTAATTGACCATACCAATTTACCTGAATCGGGAGTTATCTTTGTCGGGATGTGCCACTTGCTCGAAACCACATTCAACTCAATGCCAAGGCGCGGAAGTTACATAATAGTTCACCGCACCAACGATAGACCATTCACGCAGCTTATGTACGATTGCAAACCAAAAAGTGTCAGGCATATCTATACTGTGGACTGTCAAGTAAATAAACCCGATGTTTCGGCTATACCTTTCGGCAACGCTTCAATAAATGGAGAGGATGACTTAGTAAAGCAGATTGCAGTAGAGCCTAAACGACCAACGAATAAAAGTTTATTCCTTTGCTACAATACCAATCTCAGCACACCACACAGAAATGCTTCAATCCCGATAATGAAAACCAAGCCGTTTGCCTTTGTTTATGAGTTAGAATACCCTCACAAACAAATGGCTGCCGATGAGTTTTACAGGAACGTACACGACCATAAATACACAATGGCATTAGCCGGATGCGGGGCTGATGCTTCTCGGCAATGGGCTGCAATCCAGTTAGGCTCTATCCCTATCGTTACCGACTGCGCTGAAATGCGACACTTCGAAGATTTGCCAATTATTTTCTGTCCTCAAAATATGGAGGATATTACTATGGATTGGCTTGAAAAACAAGACATAAGCGGTAAGAGTACGCAGCGAATGCGTATGTCTTATTGGGCGAATCATATAAACGAAAAGAGAAAAGAATATGGAATTAATTGAAGTCGGCGGGCACACCATAGATAAATCAATATTGTCAGATGGATGTGGGATGTCGAGGATTTATTTTCTCAGATTATTTCACAGAAAACCAAGTTTATTGTATTGACCCCGACCCGGATGTTTTCTATGATAAAAATCCATTATCTAATAGTTTTATATATATGAATGTTGCCATCTCAGACAAAGTAGGAGATTCGCAGTACTACGAGAACGGAGAGGCAACCTGTCTAAAACAACTCCACCACTACCAAGACCATCGCATCAAACCTTGCAAGACAATTACAATGGACGACCTCTACAAGATAACAGGCGAGAATGTAGACATCCTAAAGCTCGACTGCGAAGGGGCGGAATATATTATATTAGGAGAAACATTCAAACCAATACCCAAACAGATAAGCGTGGAAATGCACAGGCATTGTGTACCAGAAATGCACGATAGAGAATATCCGAAAATTGTAGAAAGGCTAAGTAGGGATTATGTAGTTGCAAACGACCCCGCATACGAAAGAAGACACGGGTGTCCAGAGAATTGGTGGGATGTATTATGGATTCGTAAAGACATATTCAATGGAAATATTTAAAGACATTAAGGGGTATGAAAATACCTATCAAGTTAGTAACTACGGCAGAGTAAAAGCATTACACAAGGTAGTTAAAATGCCAATGGGTGGTAGTAGAATTTATGATGAAAAGATACTGTCACCTAGAGTTGGAAATCACGGGTATCAATATGTTAATTTATGTGCCAAATCATTCACCGTTCATAGGTTGGTTGCCAATACGTTTTTAGAAAACCCCAATAAATATAAATGTGTTGGACACCTTGACGATATAAAAACAAATAACCACATTGATAATTTAGAATGGTGTTCTCATAGTCAGAATAACAAAAGGGCTTACGACACTGGAATAAAAAAATTTAATACTAAAATGAAAATTGATTCTGATGGGAGATTTAAATTTGTAAAATGGCAATAATTGGACACGGAGATTTAGCGTCAGTATTAAT